AAATACGGACTTTTTCCTTTGTCTTCTTTACAGGCTCATCTTTCATAGTAGCCTTGAAAATAGAAGTAGGTACTTTAAAATTAGCTAGTTCTTCTTCCATGTCGTACCATCGTTGCCAAATCCTTGGATCGGAAAAAGCATATATTTTCCTCCCATCAGGTTCTATGCGAATAACTTCCATATAACCGGATTTGGGTTTCCCAAGAGGGTAACCCATAGACGTGTCACGGTTTAACGGAGTCATAAAGCGTGAATTTGGCATTCCATTCACAACTATTTCCTCACTTAATGGTTTAATTTTGTTTTTGTGCATATCAATCACGTGAAATAGTCCTTTCTCATAATCATTAATGGCTATGTTAAAATCCTGCTCTGGTAAGCAAGTTGAAACGCGCGACGTTCCGTCTAAATTTAACCACCATGAATACCACGACTGTTTCCCGTCGGGTCCACCGTAAGGTGGAGGTCCATATTTCTGGGGTCCCAAATGTTTCTCCAAAAATGGGACAGCGATGCTATCACGCACTTTCGTTTTAGGTGTTCTTCCACCAAAAACTGAACCTAACACGGTAAAATTTCTTTGCTCAACAAAATTAACCGGACTCTTTCGATGTATTTCTGAACTGAACTGTAGATCAACATCATAAATAGTTGTTTTAACATCCTCGGCGCTATGAACAACAAATTGCTCTGGTAATTTATGTAAAATTCCTTTAAGTTGGGCAGTTGGAATGGATGCAGAAATACCAATGGTAACATCTGCTGTTCCAATCAAATGAAATCCTAAAATCCGTGGATCCGCGTCATTTGATAAAATCAAAGACATGCAATCTCCAGGTGCCCAATCTCGTCGAGATGTTTGTACATGAATGCCATGCCAGCACATCGTTAAATCATTACGCATGTAAGACATCATTTCCTGCTTGCGTACATTTCCTGGACACTCCTCTATTGTTCCGGTTAATGAACGTTTAACCACTACAACCTGACCAACATAAGTGGGTTTGATAGTTATCAAATCGGTAATATCTTTAAAAATCCCACCGCCATTAACTCGAAAAACAATAAGATCATAGCCTTCAATTCGAACTCCGGTTGAAATATCAATTTCTTCTGTCCATCCAGAATTAACGCTCTCAGATCGAATAAAGGTTAACTTAGCGGTAATATATGGAGCTATCCAGTTTACACCATCTCGTTCATACACCATATGCAAGGGCATCATCACAACATTACCTACGAGCATTAAAGCATTACAGTAAGTAGCCATTTCCTTGACTCCAGATCGTGTAGTCGCACTAGTTATTTTAACTACTACTAAATTTTTGGAACATGTTCTCACAAAATCACCAATTTGTCGAGTTGACTTATTGGGAGTTTGTATTGTATGTGCCCAAATATTAGTTTTAACTTCACGTGCTTCTGCTTCCTCCACAGTTCCAGGGGATAATACTCCTCCTTGTTGTTCTTCTTTCACGTGCTGTATAGTATACATTTTAATACCGAGACGAATCAATTCAACAGTTGTGTATAAAATCGCAAATACAGTAGCATTATGAATAAAACCTGTTACAGTGAAAAAGTTGTCGTTGCCGATATAATCAGTGTAACGCCAATTGTGAAAACGCGTTTGTTTACCTAAATCGCGTACGTGCTGTAATCTATGAAATACTAATAAATATGTAAAATATGCTTGATATGAAATATATACAACTAAAAATACAAATGCACCATATATTAGTTCCCATGTAATTTCACGTATAAAGTAATAATAAACACTAGCGACGCAAATAAAACCTAACAAAGCC